ACATCGGAAACATTGTCCAATGACGCATTAAGAGAAACTGTTGGAGTGGCTCCTTCACCAGAGTTATTGGTTACGGAGATACCCGTGCCAGCAACAAGAGATTCAACATAAGAGCCAACAGTGTCCGTAGAGAGATTTACTGCATCGTTGATCCAAGCGGAACCGTTCCACCGCAAAAAATCGCCGTTTGCTGCTGAGGTAATGGTGACATCGCCAAGATCATTTAGTGTGCCCGAAGCAAGGTTTGCTGTAATTGAGTATGGAAGCGATGTCCATACTGTTGATCCATCACCAATCTTAAATTTTTTCGTGTCGGTTTCAAAACCAATTTCGCCAACATCAAGAGTTGGATTTAACGACGTCCAAGCAGAGGCTGTAGTTCTCTTAAGTTGAATTTTTACACTCATGCTGCTACACCTCCATCAAAAACTGCGATGACACCGTTGGTGACTTCCGCTTCGTAGAGTTCAGGCAACGATATGTTTCCTCCGTCTAGATCGGGAAGCGCAACAGCGCCACTAACAGTATCCCACGAACCGCTGTCATAAATATAAAGCAGGTTGCTTACATTGTTATACCAGAGGTCACCGTTCTCGGGATCTGCTGGAGCAGTAGACGAGATAGTAACATTTGCATTACCACCGCCACCGCCACCAGTTACCTGCGTCCAAGTAGAATTTGACCGATAATAGAAAACATGATTAGTTGTATCTACGGCAAGGGCACCATTGGGTAGAGCAGAGTTGGGAACGCCATTTGTTGTCAGTGTGACCATCCCACCAGTAGCAACAAATACGTCATCAGTTGTGAGGGTATTGGCGGAACTTCTATAAATGTTTGTGTCACCAGCGGCATCTCCCGCACCCCAAGTGATTTTCCCGCCAGCGTCTATGCGAATTCGTGGAACCGTATCGGAATGCACTCTTGCGGAAAGTGCCTCATCGGCGACGGTACTAAAGTCAAACCCGCGTAGCGGTGACCCAACAAATTTTGTCATAGAAACTCAGCCTCAACTGTTTTCAAAATATGAAACACCCCTCAAGGTGTTTATTTGTATAAATCTTTAGCCTGTGATAACAACAGTATAAGCACCGTTGTCTGGAGCAACAGAAAAACTGAGTGTCACAACATTGACGGATGTGCGCACGACATCACAAATTACCGTGTCATAGGTGGCTGAGTCATAAACTTGAACAGACACATTTCGTGTATTAAAATTGTGTGTTACAGCGATTGAAGTAGCCGAGTTATTGCCAATTACTTGCGATGTGACGCGAGCAAGGCTTGGTGTTGAAGATGTCCGTGAACCAGTATCGCCACCAACAGCAAGATTGTCTCGTGCACCAGATTCGGTCGTTGCACCAGTACCACCTTGATCAACAGGAAGGGTTCCTGTCGTGTCATCGGAGCCCTGTCCGAGATCAATGGTGTTTCTGCTAAGAACACCTGCTGTGTAGGTGAGACCGTCGCCAGCAATATCGGACTTGATTTTGAGACCGTCAGAGGTGGTGGCAAGACCAGCGATAGCCGCGTCAAGTTTGATACCTACAGAATCCGAAGTAATTTCAAGACCAGTTGTGGCACCAAGCGTTACAGAAAGAACACCCGCGTCATAGCCAAGACCTGCACCAGCGGCGTCTGACTTGATACGCAACGCATCGGAATGAACCTCAATACCGACACCAGTGTTGACATTAAGAACATCGCCAGTCTTTGAAAGACCGTCACCAGCAAGAATATTCCCAGCAACAGAGAATAGCGAGAAGGACAGAGCGGTGGTTCCAACAGTAATGTCACCATCTGTGATGAGAACCCAACCACTGTCTGCGTTAACCGTTCCGTTCTCAACGAACGTAAACATTCCCGGCGTAACTTCGGCATTATTATCAGCGTCGGTTGCTCGGGATGCTGCGCCAGAAGCGGAAGCAATGTAGATACCGTTTTCTGATGCTGTGCTTTGGTTCTTAACAAGAACACGGTCACCAGCAACAAGGGTGTAGCCGTCAATGACATCGCCAGCCTCAAGACCACTGGCGATAGTGATCGGTTCTGTAGTTGCAACTTTTACAGATGCTTTAACATCAAGCCCTGTGCGCGCCGCATCTACATAACCTTTGTTGGCAACATCAAGGTCGGCAGATGGGGTCGCGGCTTTGAAGCGACCGTTTGCGTCACGAAGAACAAGAGTATTGGCTGTTTCTGTTGCTGTTGAAGCATCAAGTTTCGCTTTATCGGCAGCCGACATGACACCGTCGTTGGACGATGTGGCAAGATTCGGTTGAATGGTTACGGCACCATTGGCTTCCGAAATTGTCAGCGCTTCTGATTGGTCACCCGTACTGGTGATGCCATGAAGCATCTTGCGCCATGCTGAGCCCGTATAAACCTTGATGGTTTTTTCGGTGCTGTTATAAATTAACCTGCCCTCAAAGTTGTCACTTGACGGGTCGGATGCAAGAACCTCAAATTTACCATTGATTAACTGGTTTTGATTGAGATTTAAATTTGTAACGAATTTTTGTGCCATTGATTTTAAATCCTCACGTCAGATAAGCAAAACCAGAAAAAGGTGCTGAAAATATTACACTTATACTTGTATTGCTATTATACACAACATCACCCACTACAACGGTTCCTGCGCTATCAACGATGGTGACTGAAGGTCTTCCCCCAAGAGCATGAACTATGTTCCAAGTTGAAGAAGCGGAAGATTGAGTATGAATATGGCGCTCGTTATTGGTGAGAAGATTGACATTTAATTCGGTGAGAGCAGTGAAGAACGGGGTATCCGGCCAGCCCTCTTCTGTTTTCGGACCGTAAAAATCCCCTGTAAGTACGTCAATATATATATCACCAACATTGCCGTAGTCGGAAGGTTGAACAGGCATATTAGAGATTTACTTCTATTTCCCACGGCACGCCTTCGCCGTAAGTAACATTTGTTCTGGAACTCGCCGCTACGCCGGGTAGCACAACCTGAATAATATTTGGTTCTTCATGGTTGATTTCAACAATATTCCGTTGGTCTTCAATGACGACGTTGAAATCGGCATTGCCCATAGTCAGTTGTGTAGAAAGATCGCTCATCGCGAAACCTCTCTTTCAAGTTTGAATTCTCCCCTGACAACCTTGTGCACCGCACCAGTGGCTGTATGAACAATTTCAAGATCGTAAACCCCGCTTTGAGTTAGGGCTGCGGTAAGTTCTGGGGTCAGGGTCAAGGTAATTGCGCCAAGAGAGGCGTTTATTGTGATTCTTCCATTTGCAGTGGACAAACCTATAAGCGAGGAAGTTGCGTCAACCGTGCGCCGAACCTCCATGCGAGCCGTATAACCATTCAGGGAAAATACAGTCCCATCGGCTTGTTTTATCTCTATGGTGCGGGTAAAAGTTGACCCTTGATCGCACACCATATTGTATTTTCCTGCAAGCATTAGCCCTCAATCCGTAAGGCAGCCCAAACCGCCATCACCTATCAAGAATACATCACTTGTATCTTGACGATTTGAAGCGTTAAGCCTTTTTCTTGCTTTTTGCCTGAGCGTCAACAATTGCTGTGACAGCAGAGAAGATGGCGGTGGTGTTTTTGTCGCCAATCTTGGTTGAAAGCCATGCGAACACAGAAAGTGCAACAGGCATCAGAACCGCAACAACTTCAGCCGACATACCCCACTTGTTGGCGAGATAACCAAGTCCGCCGAGAAGCGCACCCTTTACAGCCTGATCGCTTACATTCGCTTTAATATTCTTGTCCATTATTTTCCTCCGTAATAGGGAATTGGTATTCTCCTGAACGCATCATGTCCATCGCGGTCTCCAACATCCCATTGGCAAGCCAAGGAGTCATAGAGTCCGATATGGAGAGCACTAACTCTTGCTGAGAGTTAGACACAACTTCTGCGATAAGAACAAAATTGGTGACAAGACCCTGAGGGAGCATCCCGCGAAGGAGTTCCTCAATTTCTTTATCCATAGAAGGTTCTTTGTTCTCATCTTCCATGGATCCTCCAATTTTCAACTTACATACATATTCTACATCAAGCAGTCAATGTGTGGGTGACAATCATTCCCAAAGGTCTTGCTGGTTCAATTAATGACAGAATAATTGAATTGGATGAACCTACATCTTCTACAACTGTTCCGAAGGTTTCCGCTTGGCTTGTAGTGAAATCAATCTGATTTAGCCCAATTGTATAGTTGACAACTTTTGAACCAGTTAGGTTTCGTTGTATTGCGCTTGTCATTGCTTCAATCGTTCCAGCATTATGACCGTAATATCCTGTTTGAACTTGCCATCGTGCAAATGCATCAAGACCAGCAGGCAAACCTCCAAGGTTTGTTGCATCGCTACCGAGCACATCAGGACCGTCTAAAAGACTTGAGTTCAAAGTAAAAATTTGCCAGCCGATACCTTCTGTTGACGGTTGATATGTGACGAGAATTGGTCGCCCACGAAACTGTGCAAGCCAAGAAAGATAGGCGCTGTCACAAACTTGTGGATTCACCAATCGGCTCAATGTTGCTAAATTTGATGGGTCGCCACCCTCGCTTCTGTCAAGATACTCAAATGCTGTAAATTGATCCAAAATTTCATCTGACGTAGTTGTCATTACATCAAAAATTCGCGCGAGTGGGTATGTTGGATCATTTTTCGTAAAGTCTGCTAAATCGGACTCAAGAAATATTTCTGGGAAATAGTCAAAAGAATTACTCAAAAACCCATTAGAAAAAATTCTTTTAGATTGATGTGCGGTTGGTCTAGCAATATGCAGATGAGCGTCTGTAAGGGTTGAAAATACAACACGGAATTGCAACTGTATAGACCACCGACCATTTTCAGGAACCTGAACAGGAACAGACCTGATCAGTTGCCATTTCGGAGTGTCTGTTCCACCTAGCGAAACAACAGTAGAACCCTCATCGCCAATTACCTGTACGAATGGATCAATAAAAGAAAATGTTGATGTATTTTCATCAAATTCAACTTCAGAAAGAACAGTTTTTAAATGTATAGAACAATTTTTTGTTGGTCTCACCCACATAAACGCTTCAACAAAATCACCAGCATCTTGCTCAACCGTGATTGCATACTGCGACGGAGTTTCAGACGCAGAAGAAAAATAATTATAGTAAACATAATTTTCAAGGGCGCTCGGCATCAATTCAAGCGAGCCTCGTGATGCATCTAAATATGTAACCGCATTAACAGCAAGATTGCCATCGGACGTCCAAAAGTCGCTTGTTGAAGAAGCAAAAGTTGTTTGCTCTAGAAAAGTCCTTTCGGACTCATCAAGATAGTTATAAATAATTCCCATGGCTACGATGTCGCTATCGTTGTGCAATCACCTATCGGAATGGCGCCCTTTTCAAGTATTGAAACATCATCACCACTATCGGTGGCAAACGATGGGGTTCCAACTACAGAAACAGTCATTGAATCAACGTATTTAACCCCAACAACTTTTGAGGCAATAGTTGTCAAATAAAGATGATTGACCGTTTCTGCAAAATCCCAACCCGCAATAGATAAATATGCTTCAATAGCCGCTGACACAGCAGTACCAACATCTGAAGTTGAGTAGTTTGGTTCAACAACAACATTCGTGTTTACTGTTACATCAAAAGTGTTCATATCGTGGAGATACATTTTCAAACCAGCAACGATACGAGATTCAATATCTTCTTTAATAATCAGTTTTTGTTCGGTGCTAATATGATCACCAACAGAGTCGCAGAGGGAAATTGTTACAGCACCGCCAGCATCGGCTGTTGCAAAAAGCATCCCGTTACCAAGAACAACACTTCCAACAGTCGTTGCGGCTGAAGCAATATTTGTATTTGTTTTTGCGTAACGAAATGTCGTGGTTGAAGGAACAACCGTAATTGTGTATGTTCCGTTGTATGCCGCTGTAGCCATATCTGCCACATCAACAACATCACCAACAGAAAAACCATGAGCATACCTAGTTGTTAAAGTGACGACGTTTGAGGTGAGGACGGCGTTAACAATGTCATTTTCTTTTGCCTGCGTAAGATCATAAACCTTATATCTGCTCACCGTCGGATAGTTGGTGGCAATATAGTTAGTCAACTGCGAGGCAGTAGTGATGGAACTACTCAATGATCCAAGAAAAGTGACTGCACGATCAAAGTATTCACTATCTGTTTCAGTGTCTGCACCGACGCTTCCGAGAGAAGTTAATGTCGCACCTAAAATAAAAGGTGTGCTTGAAACAACAGTAAGAGAAGACGGTACTGGAATGTCTGGATATAGCGATGGATTTGATGCGGTTACAGAAACTGAACCAGTGGTATCGCCAGATGCAATGGTGATGTCATTAATAGATTCGTACAGGTACTGAGTAAGCGCACCAGATGCGTCGTAAACATCATAGGAGAATACCGTACCAGCAGAAATTGTTGCACCAGTATTCACCGATAGTTCAATTTCAACCGTGCCAGTTGATGGTGTTGCCTCAATTCGGGAAAAACCCATCAGATTCAAAATTCCTTCCATCAGACCATCTGGAAGGCGATTAATTGATGCGATCAAACTTCCTGTTGTGTGAGAAACTGCTTCAAGAAGTGCGTTTTCTACTGTCCCCACGCGCGGGGTGAACTCTGGCATTGATGTTTGCGCATATTCAACAGCGTCGTTATAGACATCGGTAATGCTTTTATCGTTGATTGTTAAATCAACATAGTTTGAGAAATTAGGTGAAGCCATTGTTAGATCCGTTCAAATTTTATTGCTAGGTTTGATTGCCCATTATTATTCGGAATTACTTCAACACTTGTTACACGGATATCAGGTATGAGGTTTCCAACCTGAACGCCGACTTGTCTAACCTGCTTGTTATCAAATGTCGGATCTTTAGTTCCATAAAATGTTGATATCGGCAACTCGCCCGGCTCTATCTGTATAGCCAAACCGATAAGGGTTGCGTAATACTCATCTGATTCGTCGGGTATTGTTTCCATCTCAAAAGATTCGTGTTTGAATTTAATCGGTAATCTAATTGTGTTCATAACGACCCAACAATCACGCCTTCATCAAGGGAACCATTTAATAATACAACAAGAACCCGCGCACCGATTGCGGGCAGGGTTAGTGTCGCGCTATACGCACCAGACAGGCTTGTAGTCGTTGCCGATAATGAAACGCTAGTAATCACAGAAGTTCCAGATACAGTTGCTGAAGTGGTCGTAAGTGTCTGTTTTACAGGAGTGGTTACAGGGAAAGTAAAAGGTGCCATAAATTTGTAAGGACCTAGTTGGGCGTCATTATTCAGTGCGGCAATTTTCACAAATCCAGTTCTTGTAGCATCATTTTTTGCAGTAAGAACCCCGAGATGAACCGAAGAAAATTCGGCATTAACCGACGCAGCCGAGTCAGGACGACTCATCTGATCAATTGAATCTCCACCTATGAACGACATTCTTTACCTATCCAATAACTGTTGTTTCTGATACTTTATTATCAATTTTCTTTTTGTCTTCTGGAGCAATTTTCTCCAAAGTAGCAAAGTTTATTTTGACTGGTTCAGGTTCACCATACTGATATTGAACCGATGTAATCAAATATGCGGTTTCATCAAAACCTTTGATGCCGTATACAACGACAGTCATCCCCGCCCTTATATTATATGCGCTTCCAATATTTTGTTCGTATTTGTCGCCCACCCAAATAGATGCTGAACCTTCCGACTCCTTAGGGCTATCCATTGATCTTCTCAGTTCGGGAACAGATGTAAGGAAAAAATTCATTTTGGCATCGTTTGGATACTTGAGCGGTATGTAAAACAGGGGGCGAACTTCTTTTTTTCCGTCAACAGTGGTGAACGTGTATGCGGGGGTTTTCTCTATACCCCAACGCCCAAGTAGCCAATTGGGTGAACCATAGAACAATGTCGGAAGTGGCTTCGTCCCACCATCAGGAATCGCGTACATGACGAAGCATAGGTATTGAAGATCTTTTGCCGACCGAACTAAAACATCATAAACAGACTCCTTATTTTTTTCTGTTCTGACCTTGATGGTAGTTGTTTTAACACCTTTAGGTTCTTGACCTATGAATTCTAAACCAAACTTTTTTGCCACTTTTTTAGCAAATTCGTAGCCCGTAGTAGAACGAAAAGCCTGAGGCTTCTTGTCTAGTTTCATTCGTTGTATTGCTTCGGTTCGTAATTCAAGTTTTATTTTAAAGTATTCGCCTTCACCAGCCGAAATTTCGTGACTTGCGATCATGTATCTTTCAGTGATCGTCCCATCATTAAAAAGCACGATATTACTTACCGCAAAATAATTGTTATTCCACATTGACAGTTTCTCGTCAACAAGTTCAACTGTTACCTGAGACGCGCCATCAACCGTATAACTTACAGTGATATTGGTGACGCTTTGCGCTATTTTGCGAACTGCGTCAACTTGGTCGTGTCCAATAATTATGATTGTTGAATCTGAAATCATTATCCGCAGTACCCAGGTTTACCCGGCATAATAAACTTATTTGAACCATCAGCCTGTGGACAAAGCATCCCGACTTTACCCTTAAATTTGTTTTGTGACTGACCAGCAGATGTATCTGCTTCATTTGTCGCAGAATCTGAAGTTTTTGAAGTTTTAGTTGTTTTGCACTTGTTTGGGAATTTCTTTGCATATGCAGGATCTTTGCACGTGGGATTTTGTCTCGTAAATTTCAAAGGAGGAATCAGGGCAATGTTGATGTTTGGGTTTCTATTTTCAACCAAACTAATTTTTACATTGGCGCTCGTAATCGCGTTTTCTTTGTTCCTACGAGTCACATCAATACTCATATCTGTTATAGAAAAGAACAATCCACTGAATTTTTCTTCACTCATATTTCTATAAACAAACGGGGTGCGAGTAAAAATATCATAATTCAATAACTGAAAAACTTTATCGCTACTAGAAGCAAACCTTCTTAAAGCAAAAATTTGAGGATCTACACTTTGAATTAAACCGTCACCCGGATGAGCAATAAGTGCCGTAAAATCAATTGTCATAAGGTTGTGCGACTTAAAAGCAACAATTGGTGTCGTGCCGGGTCGCGGAATTTGTACCATCTCATCAGATAATTTTCCTACATTTATTTCCCTTGGGCTATAAGGGAAAATAAAGTCTTCTTCCGTTGAGGCATCGGACGAACGCATACGCAAAATAAGTGGAAGCGCACCCGGTGTCGCGGATTGAAGACGGTCAGCCTCGGGTGTCGGATCTTTTAAACGAACCCAAACAGTAACGGTATTAGCCATGTTTACGAGTTCCTAACTGTCTGTGTGGTGCTGGTGCCTCGTTCTTTTTGCTCGCGGAGAGCCTTAGCGATTGCTTCTTCAATTTGACGAATTGTCCCACGGTCTAGAACAGAAGCATTTACGGTCGTGTTCACAACGTTTGTTTGAGGAGCAGATGCTGGCGGTACACCAGTCATTCCGCGCGCCATACGCTCGGCTGGAGACATTGTTGCTGTTGCGCCCAACATTGCTGGATTAACTATTCCCGTGTTCAGGAGAGCAGAAGTTTGCATCGCATTTATGGTCGGATCTGCTGACTGTTGAGCCTCAATTAGGTTGGCAAGGAATGCTGGGTCGGTTGACATTTTGCTAGTTATCATGCTCATTATTCGTGTTGCGTCAAGCGTGCCATCTGATTTCTTGAACTGATCAAGTGCCGTATTCCCGCCCAACAAAGTTGCCAACTCCGCTGAATCAACATTTTTCAATAGACCTTCTGGTGTGGCGCCAGCATTCTTAAGTTCATTACGCAAATATTCTTTTTGCGTATCAGTAATATCTTTAAGGCTTCCTGTAGTCAACTGCTTTTCTAAAGTGGCATAAGCATTAGTTAAACCGCCAACATCGCCAAACTTGGAAACGTTGTAGTCCAACATCTGCTTAAGATATTGATCGCTTGTTGCCTCAGAAGTATCACCAGTCAAAATTCGCGCCTGCGTGGCGTTGAGCATTTTCCCTTGCTCTTTTGCTTGAGCCTTTTTGTCAAAATAACTCATCGCCTCACTGACAGCGAATGAACCTATATTTGCCCAAGCCTGTTTGATCAGACGCGCTTTTTCTTCAGCGGTTTTACCGACAAGATCCAAAACTTCTCGGAAATTCATCATCCTTTCTTTAAGATCAACTCCCGCAGCCATAGCAAGTTTGTTTAGTGATTCTGCCCCCACCCCAAAATATTTGTCCGAAATACCAACATTATTTGTGTAGTTATCTATATGTGAATTCAATTTGGCAAACTCTTCGTCATATTTCGCTACAGCCTGAGCGGCATATGCTGGATCCCCGCTTGTATTAATTAATTTCTGGCGATCCATCATCATCTTGTCGCGTGCCGCCAAAAGATCGTCAACGTTTCCACCCTCAAAACCAGCCTGAAGAGATTCTTTATATTCGTCAGCAAGATTTTTTGCGTTCTTTCTAATGTCCTTTCGCATTTTTCCTGCTTTGAGATAACCAGTTACACCTCCGATAAGCGCACCAACACCCGCACCTATAGCCGCACCAACGGCTGCACCAGGTCCTGCCCATGCCGTCAAAGCGGCACCAGCCGCGGCACCAGCCGCGGCACCACCGAGCGCTCCAGCACCAGCGGCTCCCATACGTGATTTCACAGAGTCATCATTAAATTTACTTGCCGCATAACTTCCAAGACCGTAAGCGGCCGCGGCGCCTGCAATTGGCGCTGCGATTGCCCCAACACCAGCCGCTGTACCCGCTAAACCTGCGCTTGCGGCACCACCAGACACCAAACCACCAGCGGCAGTCACAGCACCAGATGGCAACAACATAAGCGCTGCGCCAGTTCCAGCAGCGGTAATACCAGCAACTTTTAGACCAGTTCCTTTTGCGGTGCTATATCCACCAGCCTCACTCCCCTGACCCATCAAATAACTTCCACCCATAGTCAGACCAAGCCCGCCAGCAAATTGTCCGGCTGAATAGCCCGCTGATTTCAAGAAATCTCTTGCCCTACCGAACCGCCCACCTCCCCCACCAGTCTGACCGGGGGCGCTAGGGACTGCTGAGCCATTGACGTTGACTACACCAGCCTGAACATTCATGGATCCTGTTTGTTTCATGTTTTTCCCAAACATGGTTCCAAAAACTTTGAAGAATCGTGTAGCAAGCGTAAACAATGCATATAGAGCGGCAACATTCACCAAGGCGCCAGCAACCTTGCCCAACGGACCAAGTTTTTTGAAAACATTACTTATTGTCAGGGCAGCCTTACCGAACGCAGCAAGACCTTTGAAGAACAATTCAACGACCTTGAGCAGAATCTGTAAAGCGGGCAAAGCACCAATAAATAGTTTTCTAACAACATCGCCATATTTACCTATAGCCACCAATGTGCTTGCAATTTGTTTTGCAAAACTTTCAATACTGCCCTTATTCTTTTCAATAGTTTCTGCAAGACTTTGCATACTCGTTGTGAAACTTGTGCCCAAAGACGAAAACAACGGTTTGAAAAAATACTCGTTGATTAACTCACCAGCGGCTTGAAACTGTCGCATCCAATCCTGCATACGGTCAAACGCATCACCGATCGCCATAAAACTATTTTTGAAGAAACCAAAAATGCTTGGAGTAGTTCCAAGGTATTTGGTCATCAATAGAATCAGTTTGTCTGCACCTTTGTCTACGGTGTCAAGAAAACTGCCCATCTTGCCGGAAACATCAAAGTCTTGCAAAACATAACTTAAACGAGCAATAACTTTTGAAATTATTCCTTGAAGCCGACTTATTGCTCCACCAGTTTCGCCAAGATATTCTCCACCAAGATCAGTTAATTGACCCTTGATGGCGGTAACAGCCTGCTTGAACCGTCCCATAACGGTGTTATTTAATGCATCAAGGGTGCCAGCATATTTCTCTGCAAAAGTTTCACCGAGTTTTCCTTCAGCCGCGGCTTTCAAAAACTCTTCACTTGTTTTAATTCCTAAAGCGCCTGCTTCTTTGACTATCTTTTCAAAGTCAGGACCGAGTTCTTTTGCCGCTTCTGCACCACCAGCAAGACTGCCCTTTTTTTGTACGGCAGCCAAGAAGTCAGCAAGTTTTTGTGAGCCCTTTTCAAGATCTCCACCACTACCAGCAACGACATCCATCAAAGATGTGTACGCGGCAACAGTTTCACCAGTCACTGGTTTTACCTTGCTCAGAGTTGAGAAAGAAGCCTGTAATCCTTTAGCCCCAACTACAGCAAGTTGAGTGTTGTCAGTGAACATTGCCAACGCCTGACCAGCGGCTACAAATCGGTCAGTTGTATTTACAGCACCTTTGTAGTATGCGGGCGAATTTTGAACAGCGGAAAACTCTCTTTGCGCAGCCAAGAATGTTGTGAGCGCGACGAACGCGATACCGATACTTGAAGCAAGTGTGGACATCGCCGCTTGATACATTTTCACAAAATATGTTCCTGCTTTAAAAGCAAGACTTATTCCACCTAGAGCAGCCGCCATCAATGGAAGCGAAATAAGTGAAAGTTTGTTAACAAGTTTTAAAAGCGTGCCATACGACTGAATCGCTTTACCGGCGTCTCCACGGAAATCAAAAACTTCTCCAACGAAACCTGCGTACCGAGCCCTACTTCTACTAGAG